TGTTACATCTCTTAAATTCTGTTTAGCTTCTATTAAATACTCGCTTAATTTATTTACTCCTTGGTCAGATACCCACGATTCACCTTTGTTGTTTGTGGATACTAAGTTAACTCTACTTAAACTAGTTATAGCGGCGCCCATACTTTTATTATATTCGGCATTAGTATGAAAAGCAAAGTCTGCGTTATCTGGAGCAGACACAGCTCTAGTCATAGTATCACGAATAGTTGTCCACGCATTTCTTGCTGTTTGTTGCGGGTCTAAGCCACTCATAGAATTTAATTGCGGTTTTAGTGTGATAGTTCTGCCTGAGCCTATATCAAAATCCATAGAAAAATCTGTCATTGACTGACCTGAATTCAAACGCTGATTTAATACTGCTAGTCTTGAGACTATTTTCTGTCTATTAGCTACTACGTTTGGTGTAGCTCTCATTGCCTGCACTGTTAAAACTGAAGGCATAACTACTTCATAATACTTATCAGAGATTTCTTGGTATAGTTTAGATTTATCGGACACAGATTTATTACTATTTTGTACCCCCCTTAAAGCAGCTTGATAATCTGAAAAGGCTACGGTAGGGTCAGCAGACATCATATAGTCATTAACCCCATTCTTTTTTAACTCAGCATACCCAACAGCTTCTTCGTAATTATCGATGATAGCCGAGTTGCTAGCTCCGCCATTGCCGCCAAAGGTTTTTACCAAGGCTTCTTGTGATTTGTTCATAAGAGTAGCTATTGTGTCCGGGGCTAAAGAAGTAGTCAGCACTGAGGGCTTTCCTTCAACCATTATAGGTTTGCCTGATTTATCTAATAGAGTGAACGTACGTGCTTTGTTAGAGACTACTAACTGTTGTAACGCCTCTGATACCTGTTCTCCATTACTTCCATTTAAAGATCGAACTAAATAGTTTGCTTTTGCTAATACAACATTATTAAAGGCAGTATTCAAGGAATCCTTAACAGCTATATCGGGCATGTTGTCTCGGTATAAAGCTACATTTTTAGACATAGTAGACATTGCCGAATCTATATCCATGTTACCTAAAGCAACATCGGCTATAGTGGTATTTTGTAATACCTCTAAATTATTAGCTGCTTTGGCTTGTTGTATTTCATAATCCTTATTTAAAGCTTTTTGTAAAACTTGATTGTCATAATCTAAGCTAAGAGACTGCCATAATTCAGTACCTCCTGTAGTATCAGCGAAAGGATTTTTAAATTGAGATAGAGTGTTTTTAGCTGCCTCATATACGCTTGACCCTTCTGCCATAGCCTGCTGCTCACCTTCTATAACAGCGCTGGCTTTTTGCATATGAGCGTCCACTACTGCTGATTTTAAAGAATTAGTGGTTAAATCTTTGAGTCTAGCTTGTTGTATTTGCTGATCTATGTCTTTTTTTTGTGCTTCTACGTCTGCGTTTAAACTATCTAATTGTCTATCCGCGGATATTTTATCAGACATCATAGAAGAAAAACCTTCAGGTATAGTAGCTAATGCCTGCTGCGATTTCATTTCAAGTTCCATAGCCCCTGAAAAATCCTGAGGACTTGTTTTAACTATATCGAGTTCTTCAGTAGGCGCTATGTAGTCTAGGTTTAAATCTGAAGGAGCTCTACGTTCCTTTTCTCCGTAACCGCTTATGCCCATTGATTAATACCTCCAGTTCCTAAACTTGTCTCTGTTAAATCCCCGAAACCACCCAATAAACCGAAACGAGGTTTAGGTTTATTTTCTGCTGTGGCTCTAAGAGTGTTAGTCTGTGCATTATACACATCGTCTAATTCTTTACTAGCCCACTCATCCTGCGTTTTAGCATTGGAGAAAAATTCTCCATACTTGTCGAGCATAAGAGAAGAAAAGGCGGTGTCTCTATATTCTAATATTGAATTCATTTTTTCTTGTCTAGCTTTTTCTATTCTTTCTAGTTGATCATTTTTAAAGTATTTCTGTACCCCTGCTATTATAGCTCCAGCTGTAGCTCTTTTATCTCCTTCCGCTCTGATCTTAGCATTCATAGCATAAGTAGCAGCGGTCAGATAACCATCCCTAAGAACTTGACTCATAGCATTAGAGGTGTTTAAGCTTACGGTAGTTTCATCCATAGTTTGAAATTTAGCTTTCTGCATTAACACGTCTAAGAAAGAACCTGAAAGATTTCCACCTGCAGCGGCTACTCTAGTTACATCTGCTCCTCGCTGTATGGAGTGTTTGTATTGCAAATTACGCAACTCTATTTCACCCTGAGCTTTAATTCTCTCGGAGTTAATTAAGGCAGCTTGGATAGTTTGTTGTTCTTGTTCTTTATATAACTCATATACAGACTTAGGAGTAGTTGACTTCATAGTCATACTTAATGTTTCCAGCATAGAGTCTAAAAAATTATTTTGAGAAAATACACTCATTATGCATCTCCTTTTCTGTATAGCCGTTCTAATAAAAGTTGATCTTCTCCTGCAGCAGAGGATTGTCTTTTTATTCCTACTACTTCAAATCCAAACCACTTAGCGAAGCGTACTGCGGTTTCATCTGATATATTACATACTGCTTCAAATCTTCTTACATCTGGACCTACACACTCCTGTACGTAATCAAATACTGCGTTAGTTACAGCAAAGGAGTGTTTTCTAATGTTATTTGACGGTAGGAATAAAGGTATATAAGTACCAAAACCTGAGTTGTGACACCCATATATCATTATTATATCATCATTGTGGAACAAAGTAAAGAAAGGACTTCCTTTTAAATACACGTCCTGCATTCCTTTATTTTGTTTTAGAAATTCAACGTCAGCTAAATAAGCATCTCTAACATTAATTTTGTGGAGATGTTCTAATTTTAATCTACATATTTTATAAGGGGTTGATTTCAATTCCATTTACTACTCCTGCTATCATACAAGGCATTCCTACACTGCTTTCGATTCTAAATCTATAAGCTCTATCTTCGTCTACCCAAGCTGACGAAGGTCTAAACACCTGTTGTGTGGTTAACGGAACAGGTGCTGTGTCCATATTAGAACTAGGATCGAATGTTTCTAGTGTAACGAAAGACCCGTTTTGTAATTGTTTTATTTGTATACCTAAGGTTTTTATCAAGAAGAGAACCATTTTGTGTACTTTTATTTTACTCATCTTTGTGCTTACTTGTTTGTCTTGGAAATCTCTTTCTAGTGTATCGAAGAACGCATTATATCCTAAACCGACCCAGGCATTGGTTACTTCTGAGGTCAAAGTTATAGACCCGTTTTCAACTACACAGGTTTCTTTATAAGCCCCTTCATCCATAACTGTTACTGTTTCTCCTTCCAGGTGATCTAACCCTGTGAGAGTATTAGAAGGAGTGCCCAAAACAAAACGAGTAGAACAATCCAAATAAGTCACATCTTTAAGACCCAATGTGTCTAAAAATTCTCTAGATAATACCTCTACATATCTACACATAGAACCATTAACTTTTCTGTCGACAAAGAATATAACTACGTCTTGTTGATAAGTACTGGAAGGAAGCACTATAGCATCAACTACTTTTACATCAGTACCAGCGATTGCAGCACGAGTCCAAGATACAACGTCTTGTTCTTTGTCATAGGTTATAGCCAGCAAGGAACCATCTGTTTTAATAGCCCATATAATACTTTCAGGCTCTCTTTGATAGACTATTTTTTTAATCCCTCCCACAGTTAAGCTTTCGGCTAAAACTGAAAGTTCAGGACCTAAATAAGCGTCTCTGTTGTAATCATAAGATACTGCTCTTACTGTACGTTGAAGTCGCTGTATAAAAACCACGACTTCATCAGACAAAATAGGTTCTGAATTATAAGAGCCATAAGAGGACTCTTTGGATATAACTACGTCAGCAGGGGTTAAAGCTCCTCCTGTAGAGTACATTCTCATTTCACTAAGCTCAGTACCAATGAGTAAAGATTTTAAAGATTTAAGCCATAATATGTTAGATACTTTGTCAGAAGAAGCATCATAGTATATAGCGTTTCTATCAGACGTAACACCGCTATAATCACTAGGAGAAAAATTAGAATATGTAAAACTATTACTAAGCCATACCCAGGGTTTGTCTAGAACTCCAGCTGTAGCTAAACGTTGTTCATGAATAGTTAATTTAGTGGGGTATCCTGTTGTAGCTGACCAAGCTCCAAGTCTCCATTCTGTAGTATCTGTATTCGCAACAGCTGCGGCTTGTTTCATTGTGACTGTACAAGAAGCTCCCCCAGAAGCTACCGCTGTTATAACGCACCAACACCAACGATCTATAAGAGTACTAGTACTGGAGTCTATAAAGTTCATACGAATGTGCCTGCCTACATCAGTAGAGGCAAAAGTAAAACCTGTGGCAGTTACTGTGGCTGTTCCTAAAGTAGTAACTGAAACTTTTAGTTTTTTAGTCTGATCAAAATTCTTATCAAGATAGGGTCCATCGGAATATTCAAAATCAGAGAGTGTCCAGTTGTTTGTAGCTATTCTTCTCAATACTTTAATTTTAGTAGTGCCGCCGGGGACTGCTATATAAACAGCGTCTAGAGATTGTGCATAAGAAAAACCCTGACTTACCTGGTCTTCTGTAAAAGTATTTACTACTTCATAGGGTTTAGTGGGGTCAGATGGATCCGCTACTACACCAAAGGTAAGACCATCAAAAGTATAAAACCTTATTTTGCCCGCTACTATTTCTATATTTATACTTTGATTTACGCTGAAAACAAAAGGTATATTAAAAACAGCTGTACCTGTTCCTGTGGTTTCACAAGAAAAAACAGTACCTACCCTTTTATGTATAGGACCATATTTAGAGCATAAAAAATTAAAAGCATCTCCAACACCGTTATTGAACTGCTTCAGATCATCTCGAGCAAGAAGTTTAGTTGTTATTATTCCTGCGTTAAAAGCACTTTGTTTATCTACTAACTTCACTACTCAGCCTCTTCTGACATGTCTGCCCTTAAAAACTGGTCACTGTCTACACCGCGAACACTAAGAACTTCTCCGTTGTTTTGAGTTATATTTCTAGCTAATGCGTTTTGGAACTTAGCTTTTCTTAATTTTCTATTTCCTTTAGCATATAATTCCGCAGCTAAAGATGAAGAAGCGGTTAGAGGGTAAGCAAGTTCTGCTGCCAGTATTAAAACAAAAGCTTCAATTAAAGAACTGTCCCATTTAGCTACATCCACTAATCCTGTATATTTAATCCAAATAGGTTCTATATTAGCCAATAAATACTTTTCATCTATATCAAATTTAGAGGCAGGGGGTCCTGAATTATGATTTAAATACTGGTCTATATCATAATAACTGTCCCCATTATCTAAAGAGATTTGGACAGGTTTTAGACATTGTGGGCTAGTAGGCAAAGCGAAAGAGTACAAATAACCCTTAGAGGTTATACCAGAAACTTTTGCTAATTTAGCCGTGGTTCTCGCAAAATTCCAATCTGCCTCAGTTAATATAGACGGAACTAGAGTAGCCACTATATTTGATACTATAGACGGAACTGAACCAGACACCGTGTCTTCCAGAGAAGTTATGGCAGGTTGTCCTAATCTAGCTAACGCAGAATTTACTGCAACCAACAACGAAGACATCGGAACTCCTTTACTGTTCTACTACTAATCTTGACTCTAGTTTTATTTCCCTAACTAAAGACGTTGTAACCTTTCTATTGTCCTTGTCTATTTTCATGACGATGAACTCATAATATTTACTTAATTCCCCGTGCTCATGACCAAATACGCGGATTGTGTCTCCTACAACTAAGAAGGTATAAGCCGGATCAAAAAATCTAGGATTTCTCAAATCACTGGCTGAATCATTTTTCGCAGCGTAAGTATAAATATTAAACTCCCCTGCGCTGTTAGAAATAGTAGTCATAAGATTTGTGTTTACTACATTTCTACTTTCTGGTTGTGCTTTTGTTTGTGTGTCCATTAATATTTCCTCCTTTATTTATACCATACTAAAACAGACTATAACATTATTATAGTCTGTTTCTTTTATTTTTGCAACACCTGATTACGTATCAGATTCTTCAACTAAAGCTGAATCAATTGTGATTGCACCTGAGGCAACTACTACAGCTGTTACTTTTAAGAATCCTAACTTGTCAGAAGCATTTACAAGAATTACGTCCCCCACTTTAACTGACCCAGAAAGTTCTGTGCTATTAAAGTATCCAGATCCAACAACTGTAGCCATAGTGTCAGTTGTTACATACATATAAAGGGTGTTGGTAGCTCTTGCTATTGCCGCAAATTTTTTAAGGTCTAAAGCCATTGTTATACTCCTTTTTGTGTTTAGTTACGTTACGTTTTGTGAAGGAAGGGAGAAGGTCTCTCCCTTATTCACGCCGAGATGTTACTACTATGTAGTAGTGCTGGTTTTTATCGGGATAGTCAAACATCCGATAGGATCTATCAAGGTTGCACCAAGTTTACGTCTGACAAAGTACAAGATTGTGTCATCTGGTGTTTCTATCAATCTGATTTTGTCAACTCCACCTAGAGCAAGACCTATAGAAGATCTAACGAAAGCATTACAAGTTGTTACATTGTCTGCTTCAGCTAGGTCAGGATCTACGCGCCATACCATATCCATCCAGAATCTGCCTGTTTCGGCTTTACTGAATAAATAAGGAAGGTCTCTCTCACCTATTACAGTTGATTTGTAGAACTGCTCTAAACTCATTAAAGCATCCCACTGGTGCACGCCTATATTTACGATTGGCACTTCTTTATTTCTGAAGACGTGGTTCTTTTGGAAATGGTTCCATATTGATTTTGCTACATCCAAAGTCATTCCTGAAGTGTTGGCTCCTGTAATCGTTTGAGAACTAGAGTTAATAGCTGTAAGAATAAGCTCGTCTACTTTCATGTTCATAGAAGCTACTGCGTTGTCTGTGATTACAAGCATACCATTAACTGAAGTAGATGATACTTCTTGTTCATCAATTTCGTCACTGGCATAAAATACTTCCAAGTCACAAGCAACTCTATCCAAAGAACCACCGTTTCTAGGTATTTTACCGAATCTGGCTTTTTTACCTGCTGGTGTTCCGGAATTAGATTTGTTGAAATATGTTTTATCCCCTACTGGGACAGGTCTAGTGGTAACCAAATTACCATAAAGAGAGTCTCTCTTTTGGTAACAAAGTTTAATTTCAGAAGAAAACTGTTCCTCTACTAATGGCAACATTATCATGTTTACAACTCCTTTTTGTTATTTGTTACTGTACACTGTCTTCCTACTAGGTTGCCTCTCGGGCTAGTGCAGAAGTTGTTTTTTTCTCTGTGTCGAGGAGCGACTTAACGGTTACCCTCGAAACTTTGATGTTTGAGACTGTTGAGCTTGTTTCAACTGGACTATTCTTTGGTTAAGATCATGAACTGTTTGTTTGTTCTTCTCATAATCTTCTTTCATTAAAGCGTCTCGTTTACTTGTCAAGGTCTCTAATGTAGCGGGTAGATTTTCAACTACTGCTCCATCTATAAATAGTGTATCACCTGTCATCATCTTTGTCAACTTCAAGTGAGACTCTAAAAAGTTTACATCTCGAAACAAACCAGACTGAGACATTCTTTCTACTGTTTCGGCGGGGTATAGCTTTGCGACCTTTGCTGAAATACTATTTATATTTTCTGCATATTTCTCTCCCCATTTGTCACGTAAAGTAGCCTCTGCTTGTTTTAATTCTTGGTCAGCTGATACTGTTAACTCTTTCTGGTAGTTTACATAGTTCTCATTGTTTATGTCTATGTATGTTTTAGCTAGTGTTTCGTACTGTGTTTTAGTCAAGTTAGCTTTGTCTGCTATTTCTTTAAATACTGAGAAATCAAAAGAGTCTTTTTTGAATACATAATCTTCTTTCTCTGGAGTATATTCAAATTCATATTCGTCCATACTAGCAGGTTTGCCTAATTTTGTATAAAACTCTGCAACTTCCTCTGGTGTGGATGTTGCGTCAGGAAGACGTACTGATTTAGAAACTGTTTGTTGTGAATGAATATAATTCTTAAACACATCAGGTAAAGAAGAAACTCTTTCAAACTCAGCTCTGCCTTTGTACTCTTCTGGAATAAAATCTTTCCAACCTTGTTCAGTCACAAATTTCAATTGTTCCGGTGTTAAAGTCACTGGTTGGTTGTTAGAAACCGGTGGTTGTGCAGTATCCGCAGGCGGTGTATCTGCCCCGGTTGCTGGCGGCTCGTCTGCTGCTGGTGGTTCTGCTGTTGTTGCAGGTGGTGGTGTGGCACCGCTTTGTAATCTTTGTAAATCATCTAATGACATGAATCCTCCTTTTATCTGTTAATAAACTTCTGTATTTCTTCTAATGTGTCGTCCGATATCCTACAAGACATCGTTAATATATATTCTAGCACTTCTCGTTGTGCTTGTCTAGCTACTACTTCATAAGGATCTCTACTTGGGGGAGCCCCATAAAATTTAAACCTCATAACTAAATCATCTAAAACTTTAGTAGCTACTTCTGATTTAGAATTAAAAAGCGCTACATAAGCTGACTTAGCCTTAGGGTCTATACCCTTAGCCTTATAAAACATTTCTTCGGCAATGTTCATTTAATTTCTCCTACATTATTGGTGGCGCTTGGTTCTGTGCTAGTTGTGACGCAGCTGCCATATCTTTTGCTGTTGCTGCTCCCTCTCTCATTTGCTGAGTTTGCAATACAGAAGAAGTGGCATCCGTCTGTGCTTTATTCATTTTCTCTTGGGCTTTTCTTTTATTATTCAAATCTGTTTTAGAAAGTAATATTTTAGAAGGAGCGCCTACCAAGAAGACATATAATCTAATTACTTCTTCTAAATTAAAGAATTCTAAAGCTCCGGCTTCAGATAAAGAGGCACCAAACATCACCGCTTGTTCTACAGCAGTTAATTTAAAATGTTGTTGTGCTCTTGATAAAGGACTATCATAAATAATTTTGAGTTGTACTTTTTTGTCTTCGATAGCTTTTTCTAATATTTCCGGACGTTTTGGCAATATACCACCTTTACGATCTAAAATATTAAAGGCTCTTATAACTAAAGGTTTTAAACAATCACGCTCGATACCACCTTGCCAAGGAGACATCAACTTAAGTTGAAGTAGTTGTTCTTGCATAGCTTGATAAGTATTATCTTTGTTGGTTTGTTCTATTAAGTCTATAAGTAATCCTTGTCTAACCTGTTCTCTGGCATCACGGATAGTCTCCGTGTTTATTTGGAAATTACCTATAGTGTGCAAAGGTTCAGCTTTGTTACTGGAGTCTGGATCTCTAAAGTTTTGTGCCGCTGGTTTTAAACTCAAAGGATTTAAATATGTGTCTATAGGTACATCCATAGATGGAGTTAGAGATAAATCTCCAGCTGTGAGTTTTTGTTTTACTAACTTATTTAAAGATTTAACTGTGTGGCGCACATTCATAGCAGGAGAGAAGCCAAATACTGAATCTGCTGGAACATTTATTCTGGCTATACCATATGGCATTTCCTCAAAACCAGACTCTAAAAGAATTGTTTTAGTTTTTAAATCTATCCAATAGGAAGCATAAGGCATATTTAAAACATCTGGAATAGAAGAGTCTCTATTTTTTCTGGGTTTTACTATATGTAAAAGGGTTCTTTCTTTTAAAGGTTCCGCCTCTGCCTCTTTAATTATTTCAGACGCCATAGCAGGGTTAAAAGGTAAAAATAGATCCACACACTGTTCGTTAGAAACTATCTTTACACAAAAGACTTCACCGACACCCCCGCTTGAGTCATTTAAAACAAAGAAATGTTTTACGGATATAGGTTGTATATTAAATATTTTTTCGCTATCTTCTATAATATAGAACCCTGACGCGGAGAAAGCCAGCAGCTCTTGACAAAGAGCGTGCATAACCATTGGTGTACGGGCGTTTATAAAAGATCCGGTTATTTCGGCTGCATCTTCTAAGTATGTTTTTACATCTGCATCATCTAATATTTCTTGTAGATTAAAATCTGTTTTGGCAGAATTACCTGTAGCAATTAAACTCAGACTAAACCACTGTGTGGCTGGGTTCGCTGTGTAAGAATATAAAGCCGCCGCTGCTTTTAGCAAAGCATTTGGTGCTGTATCGTCATATACATCAGGAGATTTATCGAAAGCACTAATACTGCCTGATGATTCTACTTCGTAGAAACCCCCTCTATAAGGCAATATATAACTTGCTACTTCTTGCCAAATAGGCACAAACTGTTGGCGTTTCTGCTTCGCAGCTTCAAATCTTTTCAACAAAGTTTGAACTACATCCGCGTTATAAATCGCATACGGTATACTTATTTCTTCGTTCATTAATTCCTCAATTAACCTAGAGTATTTCCTGATAAAAGTTTAGCGTCCAACAAAGAAGCTCCAGATAAAGTGTTATTCAATTCTTTTGGTATGTTCATACTCTGATTGTCTTTAGCCAATCTCTGACTCAAATCTCCGTATTCTAAAGAACGTTGTCTTCTTTCCAACGATTGTTTTTTTACTCTTTCTTGTTTCTGCGTTTCAGCTACGACTGCCGGATCTGGTCCTGGATCTGCTGATTGTCCGCCTCCAAATAAAAAACTCATTAATTATGCTCCTTATATTTGGGGTATCTTTTTAGTTTGTAGTAAAGAAAACGAATTGTTTCCTCCACTAATACTGTTATTTAAACTTGTTGAAGAGTTAGACAAAGCCGCTCCGTAACTGGAAAGTCTCGCACTCGCTTCGTTTTTAATTCTAGTTGCATTAGATTCAGTCGCTGCTTGAGCCGCATTAGATTGTGCTGTGTACTCAGCCTGCGCTGCTGCTGCTTCCTTCGCTTGATTAGAAGAAGAAATCATACCTGCCCCAGTCATACCAATACCTGCTGCGGTGCTCACACCTTTTATTACAGCTTGACCTGCTGAACTCGCTGCCCACTTACCTGCTACTACAGCTCCTTTAGTAATCGCTTGACCCGCTGTAGACTTAGCTACTGCCGCGGCACCTTTACCTATTGCTTGCCCTACTCCTGTTTTAGCCATAAATCCACCTACTGTTTTACCTACAGTTAATAAACCTTTACCCACTGTCCCCATTACTCCGGCTACTTTAGATCCTACCATTGCAGCTCCTGCTGCTATTTTGGCTAATATTGGTCCTACAACTGCTACAACTGGTGCCATATTAAATCTCCTATTTTCACTTACATATAATTATATAGTAACATTGAATTGTTTCTTTTGCAATACTATATCGAAAACCTGTCATATTCAGTCTCTGCAAACTGATATTGTGTATTTCTCCATCTTGTCAACTTCCCTTTCACAGGAGCTTGCTCCTCGAGCTCATCAAAATAACGCGCTCTATCTTCTATTGGGTTATAGTCCGAAAGCCCATCAGCTAAAGCCGGTCTTCTTTGGTCTAATCTTTTATCTATAAAAGCAACCACCGCTTGGCATAAATACCTAAATCCATCTGCCGGGTGAGATGACCAATCGTGTACAGGAGCATCATCGAAACGCTGCATCGCCTCGTTCCATTTCTTACGATATTCCTTAAGACCACGAACTCCCTGCAAAGCATTAGTTAAATCGAAGCTCACATTATTAAGAACTCTTCTCACCAAATCAATACCTGATTGAATATCTGCTTTAGGGACACATTTAAAATCTATACCGTGTTGCTTCGCTACTTGTTTCCGTGTCACTTTAGTCGCTATATCTCTTTGATTCAAATCGTGCGGACCAAAGTGGTGTTTATTATAATTATATTTCTTATGTCTGGAATACTGCGCCGCTGCTTTTTGAACTTCTTCATCAGACCATTTACACTCCTGTCTCAATAACTCCCAGTCACCGAGAACAATATGACAACATTCTATAATAGACTTACCCACAAATTCATTATATTCTATTATATTAATAGCAGAACCTATAACCTGAAAATACCAAATGGACATAGCATCAGCAAGACCTATGTCCCAGGCTGTGTACACTGTTTTCTCAGGATCAAAGAGTTGTGGGTTATATAAAGCTCTTCCCTCGTCTTCGAGCTTTTTCATAGCTTCTGCATAATACGAACCGTGAAGCCCCGCTTCGAAAGAACAATAATACTCCTGTTGTATAATCTCTTCCGCTACATTCTGGTCTCTCTGTTGCTCTATATATTCTTGTGAGAGAACAGGGATCATAATCGGCTTCCCGTCTTTCCCTATTATCTCCTGATTATTTCTATCCACTAACCGTTTCCGTGTGTCGTCGACGGTTAAGACTTGCACAAAATATCCCGCGTTCTTCTGTATATTTGTATCCACCATAGATTTAAATAAAGTAAATGCGTGATTGCGTCCCCTTGGTGTGGTGATGAACATAGCCCAGCCGTCGTTCTCGTTTAAAATAGGAGATATGTAATCCCATACTGAAGGTTTCATCAAAGCGTATTCCGATAGAACTACACCTATGGGATTAGACCCCATGAGTGAGTCAATCCTATCTGCCCCCACCAACTGAATCAGTGAGCCATTCTTAAGACGTATCGACATGTCGTCGTCTCTCTTAGACTGTATTAAAGGAGGAGGAATATAGCCTAAGAAAGGTGTACCATCTTTGGTACTACCCGTCCATAGAATTTTTCTCGCCTGATTCAGTAATGGAAGCACATGCCAGTAGGTACCGACACGTTTCTGTGATTCTTTAATTAATATATTCCACGCCAGTAAATCTTTCCCCGCGCGCCTATGTGCCAACACAAAAGCTCTTTGTCTGGTCGGAGTCTCGTCAAAGTAACGCAACATCGGATATTGATATTCTCGTGGTTCAAACTTATATGGAAGAGAGATGTCTTCTTGCTGTACCGGTTTCTTACCTCTTATTGCCATAAATTCTCGCTTGCTGTAGATGTAACTGTTCGACGTATCTATTAGCCTTTTGTTCAGTTTTAAATCGTCCTAAATATTGTCCTGTTTTTTTATATTCATCGAGAGTCCCCTGTATATCTAAAAGAGATCCAGACTGGGAAACTCCAGGAAGTAACAGCACTTTATCACCTTCTTGAAAGCTTCTACTATAAGTAGTCGATACTGATCCGTCTTCGTGCTTATATTGAGGTCTGTTGTACAAATCCACATTTCCTTCCCCATATTTGCCTATGCCGAAAGAGGCTACTTTATTTATAATATTAGTCACTGGTGTCATCAATTACCTCAGCTTCTACTATTTCCGCCCCTCTCTTATTCTTATAAAACTCAATCATTTTCTTTTCCTGAGTTATTCTTTCTACTGCTCCTGTATCAGAAACACTTTTCACAACTCCCACATTCCGCGCATAGCCGTGGGTAGATTCATCTGCTCCCTTAAAGGATATAATATTAATATTTCCACCCCCTGTAACCGAAGGTGTATTCTTTGTCTGAGACCCTCTGTCGTAGGTTTCTGGTACTTGCGCCTTCGCTGCTTCGACGAGGAGTTTGTTATCTCGAATTTTATAGTCTCCGACATGTTGCCCCTTACTGAAGACAGGATTCTCTGTACCATGAATAGCCCTGTCTATCACTACACCATTCAGGCGTTCTTTAAATACTTCTTTCGCTAACTGCAAATCTCTCGCGAACTCCTCATGCTTCTTAGACAGATACACCACTTGTGACAAACGTGAGGTCAAGGTCTTGTCGTGGTCAAACACTGACGCTAAAGATCCATGCTTCTCGATCCCTGCCAATATTCTCCCTCTTTCTTTCTCAAAAAGTTCTCTCTCATCGTCGCTTAGTCTATAATAAGAGGATAGAACAAGATTAGTATCTTCTATAGCTTGCTGTAGTTCGTTCTGTTTTATGTCCAGCTCCATTGTTTTCTTCTCAACAAGAGCTTCTTTATGTTCAATTCTTTTGTGTCTGTTAAATATTTCGTTTTCTATAGCACGAGCTTCTTCTTCTGAGAACAGAACATTAGTCTTTTTCTTCTTCAAAGCTGCTTCATGACGCTGAATTACCCTTTCATATTCAGCTACTCGTTTTTCTGACGCTTTAATATCCTCTTTTAGATCATCTCTTTGTCTTTGTAACACCTTAACTGCCTGACGCATGTCGTCAAGAAGCCTTAAAAACTTTTTTCCCTTAGATTTAAGTTTCATAACCGCTTCTCTTATGTCGTTCGGGTCGTCTGATGCCCATAAATCTTCTACTTTTTTCCTAAAATCCACAAAAGTAGTTACATTTTCTTCTTGTTTACCTAAAGACATATAAAAATAATCCTCCTCTTGTATATTTTAAATTGTAACATTGATTTTAAGTCTTTGCAATAGGTGTGTTTTAGGTGTCAAAGTGATGCTGCTACTGGTGTGTGATAAATGTAACCGGTGTAAAGCCGCTTCGTTATTGAATTGTAAAAAAAGTGAAAAAAAGTTCCTTCTTAATGGGAAGATTGTACCTTCCATTTATTTTTATATACGGAGTATATACTCCTAAAAGGTTATGCAGAGCAGATTATGACGATCGTGATTTTGTAACGCTGTGACAGTGTGCCTTTGAGTGTGATATACAAAGTATATACTGCTGTAATTAGCACTGAGACCGTGATTCCAGGATTTCATGGTGCTTTTTAAATGGAAGGTAATATACGACTACTAGAAGGGAAAAATAAAATTTTAAAATAGGCGTAGACTCAACACCGTATAGAACGTCCGCACTCTCCAACCTAATCCTGTCAAGTATACACTGAAGGTTAGACAGTTGGATTTTCAAATCAGAACTTTTTACGTTTTTTAGAAAAGGTCAAAAATTCTCCAAAAACTCTCCAACCTTTTTTTGGTGTCTCAAATCCGCTAATAGCTTGAAAAAAAAGGTTAGAATGTTGTTTTATGACTCTCCAACCTGGTTGTATACCAATAGACATACGGGCTAGAACCTGTTTTTTCAAAGTGGTGTTTTTCCTTCTTAGTGGGAAGAAAATACCTTCCATTTAATTGTAAAGTTTTGTAACGAATCGTATATACTCCGTATATACATTGCTATGTTTTAATAAACAAACACTAAAAAATGAATTTTGGAATTTGCTATAAAAAAGGGTATGATTTTTCAGGTACCTTCCATTATCAGTATAGGATTTGTTTTACCGTCTTTATGAGTTCCCTCAGACCCACCCGCCCCCCACCCCCCTCAGGGCGACAGGGCATCGCACCGATTCACTATACACTCTCCTGGTTCCAAGGAAAAGTGATTTCACCCCGACGCATAGTCGCGCTCATATATATGATATGATCCTCCCACCCACCCCAACCCACCACCCGTGCCCCGCTCGGCGCTTCGCGCCTCGCTCGACCCACGCCTCCGGGTCTCCATCTCATGTCACTGCGTCTCCTCGTCACACTAACAGATCATATATCTGATGTGGGGGGTGGACTCGTTTGAGTGAGCAGACTCACTCAGTCGCACGCTACGCGGCGACACACTAACGCTGGTACTACTCCTGTTTCTTCATTTTAACATAGGTCAAGCCCCCTCACTATCAGAAGTATCAGCACCGTGTCATTGTGTCGGGGCATTGACTTGTCTATGTTAAAACTTGAAACGTAGTTACGCCGATGAGGCAGAAAGAAGGTTGATATGAATATGATTGAAGACTGTAAATTTTATGTGAAGAATCCTCAGAACGACGGATTGAATTGCTGGGAGAATTGCAAGTACGGAGGAGAAAGAGGGAAGGTTTGTATAGGCTCAGACTGTAAAGTATTCTGCGATACCAACGATTTATCTGATCTTTTATCGCTAGATATAATGGAGCGTCTGATAGACTCGCTAGGTACAGAGAATGAAACTACCGAGTGGGCTCCTTACGAAGAGAAACGTATATGCAAAACCTGCGGTAAAGAATTCACTACCGTGATAGTACTCAACGAGCAATACTGCGACGAGTGTTTCCAAGATTCAGATTGTGACATATAAGAGAGCTTCGGCTCTCTTTTTTAGTCGCTCTAAGTAGTGCATGGCTGTAGTGTATATGTGACGGGGTGTTTCCCGAATCACATCATCACAGCACCTCTATAACGCCCTATCTATACGACTCTCTTTTCTCCAGAAGAATTATAAATTTTTTTGTACATTATAAAATACAGTACCTGTACTATTGTATTTACAGCCTCGGTGTCACATTGACCCATTCTAATTAGTAACTTAACTCCACCAATTTAGGTATTTGATCTGTCTCTGACTACACTTTGACTGCCTTTATATTTCTCTTGGTTACTTTGTTTAACTCAGAGTTATATACCAGCGGTCGTAATATCTGCCTCATCTGAGCAATTGAATCAAACTATGTTGTTGATAAGTAATAGTTGTTAGTCTGTTCCGTGTTCTCTGTAAAGATACAGCGTCTAAAGAACTGAAACTATTTGCTCTACCTGCGGAATGATTTACCTATTGTGCTGGTGTATCTAAACCTTGAACCAATCTCTTTAAGTGAACTATTGGTTTGGTGGGAAAGAAGGGAAGGGGTGTTAGATAGGAATGATTTTGCTATTGTTTTTTCAGTAGACATCTGGATGAAGCTCGTTGTTGAATTTGTTTGAAGAAGCTCTAATCTGTTATCTTTGTTCTATCGTGTCTGATTTGATTAAAAAGTATATTCTAGAACTAATTGATTTCTCCGAGGCGCAGGGTATTCAGATTGTTACATTTCCTAACAAAATCAAAAACCACCAACAGTAAACCTTTTAATCTAAGTGCCTCGCAATCACATCGTCACATATAATATCATACTTATCTGTGTAGTATAACACAGATAAGTATTAGCAACACCTAATAAGCTCGGCTCTTTTCAATCTATAATCAATTAAGTCTAACAGGTTTAAGTAATGCTCTGCCTTCTCCGGTTATGTTTATGTTTAATAAGTATAACATAAACATAACCTATGCCCTAACCGTGTTTGTTATTCTCTTATGTTCACAAAGTATAACACAACAGAATAACAAACACTTCCTTATCACAAAATAACTAGACAATGAGCATTACTTATTTTTGACATTGTTAAGAAATGTAACAATCTGAATACCCTTTGCTCTGCGAAATCAATTAGTTCTCTCATAAACTTGTTAATCAAATCAGACACGATAGAACAAAGCTAACAGAAAGGAGCTTATTATGTCAAACAAATTCAACAACGAGCGTCAACCAGATGTTATTGATGCTGAAAAAACAAACGCAAAATCATTCCTATCTAACTTCGGAATGGAAAACAAAGAGTTCACTGAAAGAGATTGGTTCAAGGTTTTAGTCGAATGTATGTACGCATTCCACGCACAACCAGGTAAATCATTCCGCTTAACCAACACAGGTAGAGCAAACATTTATTGTTTCAGTTCTTTAGACGCAAAGAAGATTGTATCTTTTGACACAGAGAAACACGAAACAGGTGAGATTGACATCACTGTAACTAACATCGATTACTTATCAAACAACGTGTTTGATATACACGGTGAAACAATAGCTCAGATGATGGCAGAGATTACCAATAAGACAAGACCGCTAGTTTATATAACTTATGAAGCTGAGTTAAACAGCGTAATTAACCAAGAGAAATTTAAAATGTTTTCAAATGCAGTAAAAGCTGAAGCATAAATAGACCAAATACTATCCTAATTGGCGGTGTTAATTCACCGCCATTTTTTTGGTCAATGTAATTGTAATGTATTTTATTATGGTATGGAGAAAAGAGAGATGTTAAAAATTGGTTGTGTTATTAATTGTTTAATTTGTATGCTTGGGTTATGGCTGAAGGAACGTTCTTCGTATAACCTATGCACGGGTGAGAAGCAACACGAAACCCTTCATGGCTGAAGATTAGTATTAATAACTAATTACGACCTAGATACCTTCCTTTATACCTAAGAATTTTTGAAAGGAGACTTATGCCTGAAGAAAGAGATAACCAATGGGACTTAAAAATGGATTCTCACATGCGTCAGTTCAGCACAGTGATACTACGTTTTAAAGACGGTACACATATGACTGTTTCATTAGACGTATTCTTAAAAAAATTACCACAAAGTTTACCGACTAGAACAATAATGAGTCTGAGATAAGTTTAGTTTCAGCCGAAGCTAAGAGGAGAGGCATCGACCCCTCTCCTCACCAGTTTTTTGTTGGATAACAAAAAGGGGGCGGGTTTGATCCTTTCCCCCACTCCTGTTTTATAAGATATAGCAACCCATAGTCATACTCCCCAAGATAATGTAAGTACACCTAGCAGGCGCTGACATTACGCCTGTTCTTTGGGTAGGTAGCTCAACGCTAGAGCATGGGACATATAGCCCCACGATTCTGGTTTAACTCCAGACCTGCCCGACCTTATTATTAAGCCCTTGTCGTCTAATTTCGTAGGACGTTGCCCTTTCACGGTGAAGATGTACGTGCAAATCGTACCAAGGGTGCCATTTTTTTAAAAAGGAAAGGAAATACCTAATGCCTAATTGCACCAAGGAAATAGAAAAAAATATAACAACCATAAAAATATTTACAGACTCACTCTTATTTAAGGCAAACAGAGATGCTTTATACCACACATATATAGATGAAGGCGGGATGTTCGGAATAGCAAGTGTGTGTATATCAGAAAAGAAAATTAACAAGTTAGAGCATCATGTATACGCAGGAAAACTAAGTCATTATGGCTTAAGAAACTATATCCGCAAGATGTTAGTTTCTTTTTTATACCAAGGTTATTCAATGAGTCTATGTTTAGGAACAAAACTTAAGATAAAATAAGGAGACACCAATGCCTACATATACAGAACAAGATCTCAAAGAAGCACTAATAAGAACACTAAACCTTATGCCGAGTGCAGAACACCAACAAAAAGCAAAGTACATTATATCAGTATTCAAGACCATATTAACTAACAGAAAGGAGTTGACAATGGGTATCACGAAAACAAAGATTAATTTAAGCAACGCCACAGAAGAACCGGAAGTATGTAAAAAAGCAAAAGAAGCTTACATAAACTTAATGGGCAACGCACCACAAGAAAGTAGAGAAGAGGGCTTTCTAGTAGACTTACTTAATCTAGTAGCACATATATTTACGTGTCCTGCTTGTAAAGGAGTAGGTTGTGTTAACTGTAGAGGAACGGGGTTACAACATCCGGTACTTATAACTAGGTACTTAGCTGAAAAGAATAAATTAGCACCGGCTATGACACCAACACCAAGCGTAGCTAAAGTTCCATCAATACAAACACCTGTACCGAGTACGGAAAAAATTAAAGCTACAATGGCTAAGAAAAAAATCAGTGGCTTTAATATAAAAGAAATTAAAACAGTTACCTTACCTGACAAAAAATAAACGAGGTATTTGTAATGAATAACAAAGAATATGACGCACAGGTACGAGAAATATATAACCTTATCCTACAAAAATGGGAGACCACAGGATTCGTAGGGCGCAGTAAAGTCTGGACAAGAGAACAGGCAAAACGTCAAAGCTTCAAAGCGGCACAGAATATAGTAAACAAAAGGGTACAAAACATATCCAACCATATATTCTTTCAGCCAAAAGACACGGCAATACAATTAAAATTAAAATTCGCGGGATAAATTATTAATATACACAGTTTATTACAACTAAGAAGGAGAAAGAAATGTTCGAAATACTAACACAGATTTTATTACTACTGATATACGTAGTAGCCGGGTATTATATAGGAGAATACCACACCAACAAAAAATGGGTGCCCCGATTTAGGAATCTAAACAACCAACTAAACGAGTTACTTCAAGAAAGTTCTAAATACTATAAACAGTTACGCAAAGCAGAAGACACACTAGCACAAACAGAAGCAGAATTAAAAGTATGCAAAGCTGTTAGTACAGCTTTACAAGAAGAAATCTCTTTTACAGATGACACAACAGATAACAAAATTATAGAAGAATTCGTCGAAGAAATAAACGACTAACCCAGGAGGTAACACAATGACAGCGAAATATGGTGTGACAACAGAATGGTGGAAACATTTGAGATTCACCAAGAAACCGCACTGGAAAGCTGTAAGAAAATTGTGGAAGAAACTAATAAGAAAGGAAACAGAACATGACTAAGCAACCGAGTCTGAAACTATTAAAAGGTAACAAAGACAAAAATTCTGAGAAGTTCATCGAGGTGTTACGTCTACTGGTAATCTTATGGTTCGCACTGTCAATGATACACATGGTATTTAACATGGTGTTAGCCTCAGTAGACTATAAGATGAAACAACAAGAATTGCAATACAGATATAGCACAGGGGAAAATAACTATGTATAACGCCTGCTACAAAAATATACAAGAGCTACAGTTGACAATAAAACTAATGGCTATAGACCTAGTAGACACAACAACTTCAGACGGAATCTATTTACAAAATAGAAAAGACTCAGAAGATTATTACAGAAAAAAAGCAAAGGGGGTATTAAATGAAAACCATAAAGTTCCCACTGACCAAAGAACAGTTTGATTCTTTCCTTATGTTCGCCACCGTGTCACTAGAGCACCAAGACGCGGATAACAAAATAGTTAATAAGAAAAAGACATGGGTACTTAAGCCGAACGTGCTGCCTCGAGACTTAAAGACTATTAATAAAATAATACAACAAACAGATATAATTGGCTTTGCTTCAGCCTTTGATTTCAACCTATGGAAAAAATCGCTGAACCAAACCAACAGTTAAAAGTATAAAATAAAAGATACAGGTATTTTTGCTGCGGTAGCAGGGTGTGTATTCTTCGGAATCGAGATCCCTAAGTCCCAGTTATCTGTAGAATTTTATCTTATAATTAGGCGCACCTAACGTGGTCGATGGAAAGTGAGTATGTATAACTAATTTTATATAAGTAGTTATGAATGGACTCTTAAAAGAAAACAAGTAATTGTTTTTAATTAAGAAGAAAAGATTAAACAAAAGTATAGAAGAAAGCAATACAAAAAACTTTCTATCGATAACCCACGTATTAGGTTTTAAAAAAGGATGAAACACAAGACGAAAAGCTAAATGGCTATTGGTTATGAGACAATAGTACCTTCCATTTAACTTAATAAAGGAGACACCACGATGAGAATACTAAACAAAGAAGAATCTAAAGAATATGCACCAAGTTTACTTATAGAAAAACAATGGAAAAAATTTCTGCCTAAAGCAGTGCATAATTTAGGATACTCTGATGAATTAATAAAAAACATGTATCCTTACCACGGATACTTAAGAATAAATGGAGAAAAAGTAACTCCTATTCTGAATGGAAGATACTTCTTAATGCCTTCAATAGAAGATATTGTGAATCTAATATTAATAGAATATATGAAATGTATATCCTGGACTGACAATAATTTAAAAACGGCTATAACAAAAATATCTAACAAAATTGTACAAAACACCAAGATACTCACTATATTAAAAGAAAAATATAAACTAAAAACAGAGGCAGCCATACAACGAAGAGTACTGGATGAGTGTCTAAGAAACAAAAAAATAATAATGGAAACAAACGGAAGCACAAGTTTAATAACTGACATAGGTACTTCATACTACGGATCAGACTACACAAGATGTGTATTTGTGCAGAACACGACTTTAGATAAAATAGACAAAAGCATACTAACAAAAATAGATATAATACAACTAACGAAAGACATAATAAATACAACAAATGCTGTATACGAAACACTGCACAAAGATGTATGGATACTGAGCTTAAACCCTGTTGATAAATTCATGGCGTCAACGAATCAACCTTTTGGTTCATGTATTTCTATGTTTAAAGAAGGACAAAATAGTGGATCAAGTTCTTGTTTACCTGGAAATATATGTTCGCTATTCGCAAATGAATCTGTATTTACTTTCCTTATAACAGACAAAAAATTAAACAATATGTACTGGGACAGAACACAAAAGAAACCTTACAAACACTATAAGATGAGCACAAGAGCCTTCTCCTATATGACTACAGCCCATTTAAAAGATCAAAAAGAAGAACTAGAAAATAAAAAAGAAAAACTTTTAATAGGCAGACAATACGGAAGAAGCATAGCTTATTTAAATCCTTCAGTGTTTCTACACAAAGCAGGAATACAAACCAGAATAACTGATCTCCTAAAAGAAAAAGCACCGACACAAACAAGTACAGAACACTTATGTAAAGGTTTATTAATTAACAAATACGTAACAGTGCTAGATCGTTTTGGGTATAGAAGAAATACATATTTTGATAACATACACTTTGAATTTTACAGGAAAAACGTACAAAAAGATGCCTTAGGAAATATACACCCAACAGAAATAGCCAAAACTACAGTACACACAGACAACTACTCATCAACTTGCGGATCAGCAAGTCTACAACAAAGTAGCTTATCAGGATTAAACATACTAGAAATTATAACAGGAAAACAGGCGTATACTTACTACAACCGATATGTTGATATATGCAAACACTGTAGAGAAGCAATAACTAAAGACACAAAAAGTAAATATAATGGAATATGCACATCTTGCGAAAAGAAACAAGGGTATAAAACATGTGCAAGCTGCGGCGTCACTTACACAAATAAAAATGCAAAAGACCACGAAATATTAAACATAAATAAACTTATATATCCAAAAGATTATAAGACAAGACCAAGTAATTGTTTATGCTTAACACAGGCATTACGACAATTCCCCCACGAAAGCAGAACAGGAAGTCAACAGTATGCCATAGGGGTATGCCAAGATTGTAATAAACAAGTTATATTAAGCAACGCTGTACAAAAAACAGTGCTTTATTCAAATGATAAGAAACAAATAACTATAAAGAAAGGATTATGCGACTCTTGCCTAAGCAGTTACGTACTGTGCGATCATTGCAAAACGTTAATCAAATTAGATTCGGTTTCTAAAAGTGTAGCTTTATTACCAAACAAAAAAATAATATGCAGAGAATGCCTAGACCAGCTACCAAAGACACAGAAACACCATAAAGAATTAGCAGATAAATTAAACAAACTAACGGGACAATTACTGCAATCATTAAATGCAGAAGAAAAAGAAATAATAAAAAGTAAACTAAACAAAGAATTAACCAAGGCACACATCACACTAAACGAAGAAGCCAGTGCCCATGACATAAGGTATATAACACGGCACCTAACTAAAAATATATACAAACAGTTAGCCTCAATAAAAACAGGAGTAACTTTAGAAGAACACAAACCAGTAAAGAAAAACACCAATGCTAACTTAACTATGGAACAACTCAGCACAGATATGTTAGAAGAACTGATAGAAGAATTTGAAACAACAGGAACAAGAAAGAAAGCAACAAAACATATAACACCAAGGACAGAGAAGACAAGTGCCACAACAACAAGTAGTCTTAGTTTAGACGAGGTGACAGAAAGACTACAAGTATATGAAAACCATACACCTGTTGTTGTATATAGTACTCCTTACGTCGGTCTATACAGACCAAGATCGACAACGTCTACAGAAATTGTAGACGAAACCCTAACATGGGAAAATGTACAGTCAACCGAAGTACAAGAAAGGCAAGAAGCATAATGAAAAAAACTAAAACTAAAGCAAAAGCTCAAACACAAAAAGTAGACAGAGAACCCATACTAATGACAAATGAACAAAAGGATCTGCTTAAACAACTATATATTATAAGATGTTTCTCGGGTGGAGAAGACCCAATGAGATTCTTTATCAAACAATTTTTACAGAACAACAAGATTAAATTCAAACTTTTAAACGGAAACATAATAGGGTTTAACCACCCAGGAAAACCATTCATAAGTGCACACATGGATATGGTGAACACGGACAGATCAGCTATAAAAGAATCTGAATTAGTAATAAAGAATCCTCTATTCACCGTCGATGAGAAAACATGTCTGCGTTTATATAAAAATAAAGACAAAGACAAAAAGAACCAAGTATCTCTTGGTGCCGATGATAAAAATGGCATCTGGGTGATACTGGAATTACTTAAACAGAAAAAGAAATTTAATTTTATACTGACCCATGGAGAAGAAATAGGAGGCATAGGTTCTAATCAGATAATAGAAAGCAAAGAACTCACAGACTTTATAAGCTCTTGCCCTTATGGTTTAATAATAGATAGACGAAATGCTTCTGATATAATTGGGTACAAAAACAAATACTGTTTAGCTTTAGATGATAGATTAGAACAATTCGCAGAACAAAATAACTTTGCCTACAAAACAACAGGGGGTTTATTCTCCGACGCTGATAGGTTCTCGCGCTTTACAGAATGTGTTAATTTATCTTGTGGTTACTACGAACCACACAGCAGTACAGAATACACTAATCTAAATGAATTATATACAACATTGAAATTTACAGAAACAATATTAGACAAATTTAAATACCAATCTGTATCAGCAAAACGATTGACAGATTTAAAAGGACCTGTATATTCTTATAAATCCACGACTTATAACTCTTATAATAATTATAAATCAGACTTCTATAACACCGAAGAAGAGTATGTATATTCAACAGCAGACAAAGCAAAGACAACATACACAACAGAAACCAAGGAGTACAAGCCTGAAAAAAAGCCTATGACACGGCAAGAAGTAGCCGACTTAACATTCATTCCAAGGCAACAACAGGACAGCAAAGTTCTCGAACTAAACACAACGGAGCAATTAAAAATTCTATATGGAAGTCCGATAGATTCTTCAGAGACTTCGTCGCTAGTAAAACCCGACGAGGATTTAGATGAATTCTTAGCCGAGATATACCAAGGAACCGTACTATGCACACATTGTAAGCAAGATCTGATAGTGTGCACCATAGATTACGATGATTACTTCAGTGACAAGAAAGTAGATGACAAAGACTTAGCTGAATTCCCAATACGAGCTAAGTGTAATCACTGCGCCACTGAGTTTATAATAAAAGAAGCACCAGACTCAGATCCTGAATATGATTATGTGGTGGTACAGACACTAAAACAGATTGAAAACAATAGAACAAAAGGTTTAATATATACAGACAGAGGACAACCAGTGTTAATAACAAGAGTCGAAGCAGACTTTAAAGGAACACCAGAACAATTCAAAGAAGCGTCACAAGACTGGATAAGTTGTGCCCACTGTAAAGAAAAAGTACACGTGTTTAGATCAGAATTATTAAATTACAGACAAGAAGTGGCTAATTTCTTAGGTAAAAAACAAACCAGAACAGATTATCTGGGAGCTAAGTGCTGCAAATGTAATCAACCAATAACTTTTGATATGACAGCAACAGGTTTCTTTGCCAATTGTAAAGACAGAGAATTGTATCTGGAAAAAAATAATGTAGTGCAGTTACCAATGCAGATACCACAAAAAGATAATCCTTCTACCTTCGATGACAGTAAGAATTTAAAAGAAAGAACAGAACCCATAATGATGTTAGAATCCAGAGAAAAACTAATTTTAACATACGGAGAAAATAAATTCACCGAAAATTATTTAGATTTATTATTCTGCGAAAACTGTAAAAAAAGTATGTACATATCAATAGATAACTATGCGCGATACAAAAAGAACTGTGAATCATTAAACCTTAACTATGTAGAGGGGATAGATTCTATAAGCACTTTATGTCCACACTGTTTTGCAAAAAGCAGAATAGCTCTAGATGCATCAGAGAACCCACCCTGTTTTGAAGCAATAAAAGGAACCTTGGAGGTAAACAAAACCAATGCCAAATGAAGCAAACTTTAAAAAGCAATTAAGATGCACATTGCCCAAAGAAGCAGCCGTCACATCATTAGAAACCACAACGATATCAGGGGTCCCAGATCTTCATATATGTTTCAAAGGAAAAGATACATGGCTTGAGTGTAAACATATACCAGACAGCCCGACGTTAGTTAAATTAAGAGCCAGTCAATTTATATGGTTCAAGCGTTTGACAAAAAATGGAGGGCGGGGTATACTGGTTATTAAACGGCAACGAAATATAGATTTATATTTAGCAAAAGACTTTACCAAATTACCCAAAGAATTAATCAAACCATCAGGAAAAGATTATATTCTACCAACCACAGGAGAAATAAAAATCGAACCTTT